GTCTGTGGGTTTGTTTTTAGACCTTCTGTGGGTCTGTTTTCCGGCTCACTGATAGCCGGTTTCCCGGCTGTCTGTGGGTCTGTTTTTAGACCTTCTGAGGGAAGTTTGACATAAATCGTATTCGGGGCTGAATAATTGCGTTTCCGCTCGATCAGATCAGCATTGTACAGTTCCCTCATTGCGTTTTTTACAGGTGTGCGGGTCTTGTGAATGGTTTCCATGATGGATTCCAATGAAAAAGTGATGTACACCCGGCCTTGCTCGTCAATCCACCCATTTACCTTTGAAAGGTTGGTACGATCAAGAAGAACAGCATAAATTAATTTTGCTGTATGGCTCAATTTCATATCAAGCAGGAAAATAGGGAACTTGATGTACTGGGGTGTATCTGTTTCTCTGGTCAGATAGCAGCAATATGTCATCACGCACCTTTCTGATCCAGTGCCGCCGGGGATCATCTTTTCTGCTTCGTTCAAACTATCACCCTACTTTCATTTTCCTGCCCGGTTCTTCAAAGAAGTAAGTGCCGATCTCGCTTGTGGGGATGTTCAGCACGCGGGCAATGGCGGCGATCTGGGCGCTGTTGAAGGGCTGCTTTCCCCTGATCCGCAAGCTGAACGTGCTTGGCACAATGCCCGCTGCCCTTGCAAGGTCTTTCTGGTTATAATCCAGTTCAACCATACGCAAGCGCAGTTTTTTGAATGGTCTGTACATGGTCAATCCTCCTTCTGGTCGCCAATGCTGGCAAGGATTTCATCCTTCATGCAGCGGAACGTATCCACAGCATCATGCAACGTTGTGATCTCGCCAGCTGCGATTTTGTCGCGCAGTGCGATTTCTGCGGTTTCTGCCACGGCACGGGCAAGGGTAGAGTAATATCTTGCACCGGGCTTAAAAACACGCTTGGTGCGGCTCTCCTCTACCTCTCCCACGGTGTAAGCGTTCTTACCTGCGGTCATGTAATAGCTGCCAATCAGATGAATCATGGTTTAATCCTCCTTCAGTTCTTCAACGGTCACGCCCAGAGCGGCGGCAACACGCTTTACTGTGTTTTCCGTGCAGCTTTTGCCACCACGCAAGGCGGACACTGTGCAGCGAGATACACAAGCCATATTGGCAAGCTGGCTAATGCCGATATCTTGCCGTGCCATCTCTGCGATTAGTTTGATTCTGTCAATGTGCATTTAGGTCACCTCCGTTATTTATGCAATTGCGTTAGCATCTTTAATTATATGCGCATTTGCATAAATGTCAAGAAAAATATTTGCAATTGCGGAAATATGTGGTACAATTTACGCAACAACGAAAAAGAGGAGGCTTCTTTGTGGGATTAGGAAAACGGATTGGAGAAGAATGTAAAGAGGCTGGGATAACATTGCGTCAACTTGCCATTAAGGCAGATGTTCCATATTCAACTCTTTATTCTGCGGTAAAACGTGATAGCGATGGTATTGATGCTGGGACAATCACACGTTTAGCAAACGCGCTTGGACTTCCGATAAGCTATTTTTATTCTGATCCTGAAGAAGGGGAAGCAATTATAAGCAGGGAGCGCGGCGCACTGGAAGAACTTGCGCAATCGGTACGATATAGCCTAAAAAAAGTAAATAGTAACGATTGTTTACCAGATGCCGAAATCTTGAATAAAATATTAGCTGACAGAATACCGATCTTTGCTAAGAAATTTCTTATTCCTGAAGATATTTTGAAAGTAGATGGACCGGATTATGTAAAACAATACCTTTCTGATGAGCAAAACAGAAAAAAGAAAATTTCATTAACTCTGCCAGAAGTTCAAATACAGATGCTTAAGCTTATGGATACAATGAACTCCGCTGGTCAACAAACAGCAGTTGAACGGGTTGAAGAGCTTGCACAGCTGCCAAAATACCAGAAAGCACCCGCCGGGGACAGCACCCAGAGCGCGGGCACTGGTGACGAAAACGACCTGGAATAAAAAGAAAAACGCCCACAGCGTGAACCGTGGGCGCTAAATTTAGGCATTTTGCCGGTTATGTGCGATGTAGCACCCCGCGATCAGAGCGCCGCCGGGGACAAAATGCACAAAAAGAAGGAAGGTGCAGCCAGATGAGCAAATGCACAAGCGCGGTCAAGTGGGAGCCAAAGCGTGAACGCTGGTACACCACCGCCCAGAAGGACGGACAACGCAAGTTTTTTTATTCCAGCCTGCCGGGGCGCAAGGGACAGGCCGAGGTAAAAGCAAAGGCAGATGCCTGGCTTGAAACAGGTGTAAATCCCAGCGGGGAACGAATAGAAAAGCTGTATGCGGACTGGTACGCCACTCTGGAACAGACCACCGGCACCGGCAACTGCCGGAACGTAGAAAGCCGCTGGAGAACTCGCATACTGCCCGCCATAGGGAAAAAGCGGATCACCAGCTTGACAGAACAGGACTTGCAAAACGTGGTCAACAAGGCGTTTGCGGACGACCTGAGCAAGAAAACGCTGCAATCCCTCTGCGCCGATATGCGGTCATTCTGCAAATACTGCCGGGCGCGCAAGCTTACCACCTTCAATCCTGAGGGGCTGCGGGTGCCCGCCGGGGCGCGTTTGAAGGGCAAGACGATATTACAGCCGGATGCCCTGAAAACGCTTTTTAGCGTGTCCAGCACGCTTTACAGGGGCAAGCGGGTGCAAGATGATTTTATAGGCGCGTACCGGTTTGCGGTGCTTACCGGGCTGCGTCCGGGTGAACTGCTGGGGCTGCGCTGGGCAGATGTGCAGGGCGAAACGGTCACGATCAGGCGCGCCGTAAACGTGCTGGGCGAAGAAACGCAAGGCAAGAACGAAAATGCGCTGCGCTCGTTTGCCCTGTCGGGCTTTGCGCGGTCTGTGCTGGAACAGCAGCGGGCAGTCACCAGCGCCGGGGGCAGCGTGTTTGATATCGTCAGCGAGGGCTATTTTTACAAGCGCTGGCAAGTCTACTGTAAAGCAAACGACCTGCCGCCGGTGTCCCTGTACTCGCTGCGGCACACGTTCGTGTCCATCGTGAAGAACCTTCCCGCCGGGGATGTTAAGGCGCTTGTAGGGCATAGCAAGAGCATGGACACGCTCGGCGTATACGCCCACGCTCTGAATGGCGATGCAGAGAACACCGCGCGCGCCGTGGATGCAGAGTTTATAAAGCTGCTGGGTAACGCCTGAGTGGACAACACTTTGGACAACACTTTTATTTGCAGCCTTGCAAACATGATTTACATAAATAAACCAGAATGACGGTTTTGCGTCATGTTTCCGTGCTAAAAACGCTATATTTTCGTACAAACGCTTCTTCTTAGATGTTCAACTCCTGTCACCAGCTCCAAGAAAAGCCGCTTAGATTCGTAGAAATCTAGGCGGCTTTTGCTATGCGGACAACACTTTGGACAACGTTTTGCGCTTCAAAGCAGCTTCTAAAGGGGCTTGGGATGTTCCCCAACAAGTTACCGGAACGGCGCTTTTGTACATACGAAAGCACTGCTTGCCAGTGCAATGCACCCCGCCGGGCAGCTTACTGGGTGATCTCCGGCACTTCCAGCGCGTCAAGGGCTGCGGCAAGCAGCTTTGTGACGGTTGATGCAGAGCGTTCCAGCTTAACACATACAAGGTCAATCTTCATGCCTTGCAGATATCGGTAGTAAACAGCCATGGTCTGCATGATATCCGGCAGCGCTTCTATTGCGGTCTGAATCTCGGCATAGATCTGATAGCCCTGTGCAACCTCTGCGTCATACGCTCTTTGCAACTCGTCAAGGCGCTGCACAGCATTTGCCACACGGTCAGAGTGTGCACCAGTGTAGGCAGCACGCACCCCGCCGGGGGCGCTCTGCACAGACGTTGCGCGGCTGCGTGCGTCCTCGATCTGTAACAGGATGATCTTTTGCCTGCGCTGGCTGTTCTGGTATCGGTATAACCATTCCTTTTTCTGTTCAATTGTCACGCGCTGCGTCTCCTTCCAACAAAAAACGCCCACAGCGTGAACTGTGAGCGCTAAATTTCGGCATTTTGCCGGTTATGTGCGATGCAGCACCCTGCGATCAGAGCGCCGCCGGGGACAAAATGCACAAATCAGGTGGTTTCCTGATAATAAATACCAACCTTCTTGTTGTCCAGCACAAAGGCGTCATAGCAGATGCGGCCGGTCACAATGGTGCCGCTGGAAAGCGGGGTATCATCATGGATGCCGAAATCTTCCAGCTTGACAGGTGCCACAGTTGCAGAGGGGTGCGCCAGCATAAAGCCGAACTTCTCCGGCAGGCGTGCAGACGGCACCTTTACAACGTTTGCGCCATCCAGCACGGCCACAATGCCGCGGGCGCGCATTTCTGCGCCGATCTCGGTATTGTCAAACTCAACGGCCTGTTTCAGCAGCGCATAGGTTGCCGGGGTGACGACCAAAGAGCGCTCAGTTTCGGGCACTTCTGCATCGTCCAGCGCCTGAGAAGCTGCCAGAATAGCGGCATAGATGTTGGACTTGGTGAGCGCTGCGGCTGCGGGCTTGTGGCCTGCGCCGGTGGTCATCACGGTATACACGTTGGTATCCACCTCGGGAATAACCACCTCACGCAGTTCGCGCGCCAGCGCGGTGCCTGCTTCCAGCTGCTGCATCGTTTCGTCCTGATCCAGACGGTCAACGTTGAAGATGAAAGAGCGGTCATGCTTCAGCAGCAGTTCCTCGGTGGTTGCGGACAGGTCAAGCAGCTTGCCATAACGGGAAAGCTGCGCTTCTGTATCTTCCTGTGCAGTAACGCGGTTGCGGCTGTAGTCGTTCAGGGGCGTAGTGCTGATCTTATACAGCTTGATAGCGTGAGCGCCAGTCCAATCATAGTCGGTATTGGTCAGCAATCCGACCTTGCTTTCAGCTTTAAACAGGTCGTCGGTCTGCGGTGCAAATTTGGTTACAAGTTCACTGGACATATATTAAAACCTCAAAATTCCATAGCTACTAAATTCTTGTTTCGGTGTATGCTTTCGGTTCCTGTTGAAAGCATCTTTTGCGACATCGGGTTCCCCGGTGGGTAAATGGCAAGGAATACCGCCATCCCGGACGTTGGGATACCCTGCGGGCTGCTGGCTCTTTGCGAAAGCCGTAATAGCCTGTGCCTGTGCGGTGCAGGCTTCTTCCGTGTCGCCGGTCAGCAGTTCAGCCGGACAGCCGGTTGCAGCTGCCACGCGGGCGATCATATCGCGCCGGGCGTTTGCGCTGTTCAGTGCATCCAGCTGTGCCTTTGTGGTATCGTACTGGCTTGCCTTGGCTTTCAGATCATCGTAATCAGCATACTTTGCGCGTTCACGGTTCAGGCGGTCAGCAACAATGCTGTTTACTTCCTCCTGCGTGAAGGTGCGCGGCTCCTGCTGCCCTCCGGCTGCAGTGGTACGGGCTTCCTGTGTTACAGTTTCATTCATGGTGGTTCCTTTCTCGGCCAGAGTGCAGGCCGAAAACCAGTGCTTGACCAGTGCACTGTCTTTTTCTTTATCTGGTCTTGTGGGGTCATTGTGGATTCTTCTAACGCATTCCGATTCCGGCGTGTCCATGTAATGCGTGTAGCCGTGCAGACGCCGGGCAAGTGCATTCACCTGTTTTCTGTCCGAAGAACTGGTGATAACAAAAGCACGTTTCCCGGCTTTGCCTGATTCAATGGACTTGTAAACAGCTTCTCTTACAGATAAAGCCGTGTCCATGATGCCGGAATAATCGGGATGTGCCGACTTGCTGCCGGTCAGAGCAGACACTATTGTGTCCATGTCAAGCACAATATCCCCCGGCCGCATGTGTTGCTGCACGAATGTAGTCTTACCAGAACCGGGCGGGCCGCAAACAATGCAAACGCCCGCAAGCGATGTAGAAGTGACAGGCTCCATACAGGTTCCTTTCCCGGCCTTATCCGTGGCCGTGTACGTTTATTTCAAAAGGCAGATGCCTTTTTGACTTGTTTTTCAGGCAAAATCAGCAGTAAAAAGCTGTATGTTTTGTTGCGTTTTCCAAGCGCCTATATAAGGCAGGCGCTAAAGCCTATAATTTTGCTGCATATCCAGCCCTTTAAAAAACTCCGCGTGTGTAAATCGGCGCTAACGGCATTGGGGGTCGCCGAGGGCGGCGGGAGGGGGACCCCCCCCACCCCCTGCCAGACCGCTGGCAAGCTGATAACCTAACGCCGATCAGAGTGCGGGAAGATTTAACAGAATGCGCTGTGCATGGTGCTATGCGGCACGATCATGCAGCCACAGGCACAGCGCTGTTTTGCCTGTCTCTGTTCGTCCGGTGCAGCTGGACAATGGTTCAGGAGGAGAAGGAAAACAAGATGATGCAGCACAGACAAGAGCGCCCAGAGCGCCCAGAGCGCCAGTGAACAGGCACAGCAGACAAAATAAAAAAGCACAGAGAACCGCCGAAGCGTTTTCCCTGTGCTTAATAGCTACCAGACGTCTGGCGGTACTCTATGCCTGCTTTTATTTTACCACATCAATGAACCAGCGTCAAATAGATCATGCAGCGTTCGCCGATCTGGCTTGTGTGCGTGCGGCAGCGGCCAAGCAGCTGCAAAAGAACCTCGCGCACCTTCCACGCCTGGTCTCGTTCTTCCGGGGTAAAAGATATGGTTACTTTCATTCCAGCATCCCCCGGGGGTCATTCTGGAAAGTGGTGGTCTTGAGCACCCCGCCGGGGTATTCTTTTCTGGTTTTTCTGCGTTCCTGTTCGCTATACAGGCGGGAAACGCACCGCAGAACCCCCCGCACAGCTTCCGGGCTTTCCAGCAGATCAAGCAGCGTTACACACGATTCACGCAGGCGCTGCACCTCGTTCCCGGTCTGGGCGGCGCTCTTTGCCTTCTCGCGATTCACATCGTTGCCGTTCATGGTCATGACTGCATCAATCTGTTCAGGGGTCAAGCCAAGGTTTCTTAATTCGTTTCGTTTCATGTTTTGTTCCTTTCTTCATTTCAGCGTGTGCCGGACTGCAACAGCGCGCCCAATGATCTGCACGCCTGCCAGCTCGTCACGGGTGAATACTTCGGCCATGTATGCCGGGTTTGCGGGCGCAAGGATTTGCCCATCTTCCCATAAGACACGCAATAAATACTCTCCCCCGACCTTTACAAGGGCGATCTGTCCGGGTTCTACATGGTCACAAGCTGCAATCTCCACTCTGTCACCGGCTCTTATACCGGCATTCTTCATGCTGTCATCTTGTACCAGCATGAGAAAATCACTGTGCGGTGCTTCGTCCTGTGCGCTCTGGTGCTGCTCCATCTTGTCCACCTCCCTTACAGGTTGCCGCTGTACCAGCAGCCAACGATGCCGATCAGGCACCACACGAAAAACGGGGCAAGGCACTGAAAATGATACATAGTCATTGAAAAGTCCTCCATTTTTGAGGTATTGTCTGGAAACTTTACCGCCCGTTTGCCGCCCACGCTGCGCCAACAGTGTGAGCGGCTTTCTTTATGCGGTCAGTGCTGGTCTTTCAGCTGGGATGGGTAGTCAATTTTGATATCGGCGATTTCGGGACAGCTCAATTCAAGATGAAAAAGAGCTGAATTCCTGTTTCCGGGCAAGTATGTGATCCATCCGCTGGTATACGGTCTTAGTAAGACCTGTTTCTTTACGATCTGGCCGCTGCGGGTAAGTTCGCGGGAAGCGCGCAGGTATGTACCCTCGCTGCAACCTACCGTCTGCATAACGTGCCGTCTTAGCTTCCCGTTTTCGACATACCCCGCCGGGGCTGTCCTTACTGCGTTCAGAATTGCGGCTTTCGCTTCCCGGAACAAATGCCCTTTCGCGGGTGCAGCAGCGCCGTTGTAGGGTTCCGGCATGGGTGCCCACGCTATCACCGGGCTTTTTGTTGAAAACGGTTGTGCTGCATCGTCTGAGCAATGCGCCTGCACCACTTTGCGCGCGCCGCGCTTATCCAGACAGGTAACCAGCACGCTGGCGCCAGGTTCAGGCCTTACCTTGTTCAATTTGGGGTCATCTGCATAAAATGGGTTCCACTTCATTCTGTTTTCTCCTTCTGGGGCTTGCTGCGGCTAAATACGATCTCCGGCAGGCCGGGCAGGTTCGGGTATACCCTTGCGCCTGTCTGCTTCCCGTACTGGTGCCCGCCGGGGGATGCACGCGGGCAGTCGCACCTTTCGCCGGGGTCAAGGTTTGCGCCGCAATAGGGGCAGGTATTGTATTGCTTACTCATGCTTATCACCTTCTTTCTGTGCCGCCGGGGTGCTGCACGCTGGTGACGGGATCCCTGCACAGTTGATCAAGTCTGACAGGTTTGTGTCCTTGGTGATCTTGCGGGGCTTGTCCGGTTCGCTTTTCCTCACCAGACTTCTATGCAGCCGGTCACGGCTTGCAACCGGATCACGAACAACCGGGCTGCGATCTGTAAAGTGTTCATAAGGGTAGACGGATAGCCATCCTACGGCAACACTGCTGTCAAGGCAAGCGCACATATACCCGGTGCGATCTTTTACCCCGGCTTCATCGGTCAGCTGCACCAGCTTTTTGCAAATACCCTTTGCAGCTGATTCCGTCCAGCGCCTTTTCTTGTTCGCTCTGGCAATGTCCTGACGGTTCTTGTCAAAGTCTTGCAGGCTTTCCAGCAGTTCCTTGTTTCCGGGTGCCTGTTCTTGGGCAAACTCCCGAAAAATATCAAGAGGGGTGCGCGACACAGCAGCCGCAGGCTGTTGTTTGTCTCTATTAGTCTGATTATTATTAGTCTGATTAGTGGCCTGTTTTCCGACCCACTCTAAGTCTGTTTTTAGACCCTCTGTGGGTCTATTTTCCGACCCTCTGATAGCCGGTTTCCCGGCTGTCTGTGGGTTTGTTTTTAGACCTTCTGTGGGTCTGTTTTCCGGCTCACTGATAGCCGGTTTCCCGGCTGTCTGTGGGT